CCCGCCAATACAAGTACAATGCCGAATCGAACGGCAACTACTCGTACACGCGGCGCGATGACCAGCCGGTGACTCCGGGCTACAATCCCAGTCCCCGATTGTTCGTCGCAAAGGACGAAAAGGCCATACTCACCGGCTACACCAGTTCGCAGGGCGGCGGGCACATCAGCCTCGGCTTCGACCCCGGCTTCGGGGGCTGACCATGAGCCACCTGTATGACGGGGAGCAGCCCGAGGAGACCCACCTGTTCGATGACGTGGAGACAGAACCCCGCATCACGGATGATCTTCTGCACCGCGACATGATCGTGGTGCAGCCGATGAAACCGTATGAGACACCCTACGGCGCCGGCACGGTGCCGGATGGGGACGCCTCCTACTGTTACTGCTCGTTCGAGCCTCGAATCAATAAGAACAGCACGTTTTCGAAGAACTGGGCGCAGGATACCACGCCGCAATCGACAGGTGGCCTGCGTGAGGATGCTCTGGCGATCGTTCTCGCGCCGGAATGGCATGGGGACATCAACACGCAGTTCTGGCTCGATAACGCCTGTTACGAGGTTGACGGCCCGCCTATGGAGATGCGTCACGCCTCGGATGCCGCCCACCACTGGAACATCACCGCGAGATGCATCGGCCATGCGACCGAGGACAACGGGTTGAAACCGCCTGTCCCGCCCGAGGGGAGCCGCACATGGGGTACGTGAAGCTGAAGCCCGCAAGGGTGCTGAACCGTGACATGGCGATACTGTTCGGAGCCGAAGCCACCCGTCCCGTGGCGGAGAAGGTCGAGGCGAAGGCGAAGGGACTGGCCGACGTGAAGGCGAAGCACTCGTCCGTCGCCGACCGCATCGACATCAGCACTCACGCTCACGGCACGCACACCGCAGTCATCATGAGCGTCAAGGGCCGTGACGGTTCCGAGATCGCCTCTCACTTGGAGTTCGGCTACTTCAACCGGTGGCTGGAACACAAGTACGGCATCAAAAGCCCGAGTGCTTGGATGCCGGGATTGTTCATCATGTCGAAAGCGAAATATGTCTGACCCCACGATATTCGACCTTTCCGTAAGGGAACAGTTGGATGCGGTCGCCATGACACGCGCCTACCTGGACGCCGTCGAATGGAAGGACCGTGATTTCAGGCCGGTCATCCAACCGGAGGTCACGCCCGCCACGGATTCGCTCCTGTTGTCCCATGACGTGATTCTCTACCATTGCGGTGCTCCTGAGCAGCCCGACTGGAATCTGAAGGCTTGGATATGGCAGTACACGCTGTCTTTGACGGTGTTGGGCCGTGACCCGGAACGGGTGGCCCGCATCTGCGGATGGCTGCACCGTTGCATATCCGCATGGCCCTACCGGCCCGGCACCGACTATGGGAAGATCGGGCGGATAGTGGACAATCCCGGTTTCGAGTCCCGGTCTTCCGGCGACATGACCAGTTCCAAAAGCATCGTCGCGTGGACTTCCACGAAACGCATACAGGCCGCGTCCCCACGCGGCTGACCTTATCTGAAAAACCATCAATCACACAATCAGACCCCGCACGCCTACACGGCTGCGGGGTTTTCCATATTTGAAAGGAAAACGATATGGCTGACGAAATCGGCATCCACGACGACGGCGTGTTGACCGCCGTCCGAGGAACGATCTTCATGGCGAAGGCCGAGACCATCATTACCTCCGCACTGCTCAAGCAGTTCACCGTCGAGGCGGCGACCGTGGGCGTGGGCGACGGCATGTGGACGAACCTCGGCCACATGTCGAACGACAACCTGCCCGAGTTCGCGTTGGACGGCGGCGACGCCACCACGTTGAGCACTTGGCTCAAGGCGGCGTTCCGCACCCAGTACGCCCAGACCACCGGCACTGTGACGTTCAATTCGGTGCAGGGCGACAAGGGCACGTTCAAGACCTTCTACAACGCGGTCGATATGACCGGCGCCGGCGTGGCCTTCTCCTTGGAGAAGACCCCCATCAACAAGTCCCTGTTCATCCTGTGGTCCGACACGAACACGACCGGCCGTGCCGGCCTGCTGCTGCCGAACTCGGACATCGCGTTCTCCAGTCTGCCTGCTCTTTCCACGGATTCGTTCGTGGAGTTCTCCGCTCAGGCGAACATCAAGACATCCAGCGCGCTTCCGCATGACAAGAACGGCAAGTTCACGTCCGTCGCCTACTTCGCGCCGTCCGACTTCACGGTCTGACCCGTCTCTTCCTTGCCGCGTCTCCTATCCGCGCGGCAAGGAACCCCCTCTTTCCACGGATAGGGCTTTTCAGAATCATTCTTTTCCACGGATAGGAGCCGATGATGGCAGAGAACACTAAGAACACGACCGACAACGCGAAGATGCCGGAGACATGGGACGAGCTCAAGGAGCAGCCGCTGTTCGCGGGACTGCCTGACATGGCGAAGCCGCAGGAGCTGAACGTGGCCCAGTCCGCCGAGTTCTCGGTGACATGGCAGCGCATCTCCGAACGCAACGGGAAACTGGGCGACATGGGCTTATTCGGCGACGATGAGGCCGACAAGCCGAAGAAGAAGCCGAAGTACGACGAGTCCGAAGCCGTCATCCTCATGGCCGAGATCGTGCAGTACGCGGACATGTTCTACCGCGAAATCGCGGCCGACGAGAAGCAGTGGGACGAGTTCACCCGTGGCCGCACCTTGGAGAACCTGTACGTGCTGCTGGTGTCCCTGACCACGTTCTATTCGGTGGCACTGGGAAAATCAAGCGCCTCCAAGACGCGCTTGGAGAATGCAGAGTAGCGGTCTCGGCCGACTTCCAACGCTTCTACAACATCAACCTCCCCGCCAGTATGGGCCGCATGGAGCCGTCATGGCTGTGCGACCTGCTGGACGGTTTGGAGGGCGTTGACGGGAGCCTGTACCGCGCGTGGATGGCCGAACACCATCCGCTCCCACGGGAAGACGCGAAAAGCATGCCGCGTCTTTCCTACCTCACCTACGGGCAGTCGCAGATGCTGATGCTCAGCATGACGAACCAGCTTGAGATGATTCGCGTGATGATCGCCCGCATGATGGGCGACAAGAAGTCGAAGCCGCAGCCCGTCTATCCGCCCGGCACCGTGGTCAAGCCCGATTCGGTCGGGCCGAAATCGTTCTCCACGGCGGGCAAGTCGTTCGCCCAGATCACGGGCATGTTGGGTGCCGTGTTCGGCGGCAACAGTTTCTAGCAGAAAACCCCTCGCATTCCACGAGGGGTTTTCGTTTATCCTCCCGGAGGTTTTCTCATGGCCTTGTATTCCGCTGGCGCGGTCGGCGTCGATATTCGCCCGGACACCGATAATTTCTGGAAGATTCTCAACGCGGAACTGCATTCTCGCCACCCCGAGGTCACCGTTGATGTGAACACGAAGGGCGTCGCACGCGCCAAGGAGCAGATGCGCGACCTTGACGGCAAGACCCTCACCAACGTGGTGAAGATCGACGGCGACCCGTCCGGCTTGCGTGCCATCGACAAGGCCATGCAGGCCCAGCGGAAGCAGTGGGAGAAGAAGCCGGTCACCAGCAGGTTCGACTTGGACGATACGTCGTTCAATGAGAAGATTCACCGGCTTTCCAACCAGATCAAGCGGACCGCCGGCCAGACGGAGGCGTTCGTCAAGAAGTCGCAGAAATCCGTGGCCGACAGTCTTCAGGACAGTCTCTCCCGCATGCGTTCGGCACGCGCCCTCTACGACAAGGAGGCCACGGCCGCATCCCGCAGGCAGACCATGCTCATCAAGGACGAGCACGCCGCCTACGACATGTACGCGGAGGCCATCGAGAACGGGCGCAAACGTCAGGAGCAGTTGACCCGCAGCCAAGCCGATGTCAGTAAGACCCTTGACTGGTCCATCAAGAAGATGAAGGAGCTGCGCGAGGCCGGGAACATCGACACCGCGAACTGGTACAAGAACAGTCGCATCCCCGAGCTGCGCGAACAGCTCAAGGGCCTGAAAGCCGACCTGAAGGCGGTAGACAAGGAGATAGCGGAGAACAAGAAGGCGCAGAACAAGCTCTTCTCCGCCGATTTCGACAACAAGGTAGCGGCACAGCAGCGTCTTATCGACTCCAACACCAAGAAGTGGGAGAAGGCGACCGACGCCATCTCCAAGTATTCGGACGCCGAGCTCATGCGCAAGGCGCGGCTCAAAGACTTCAACCGTGAGAACGACCGGCTGTTCTCCGGCCTGAACAAGATTCTCGACCTTGAGGAGAAGTCCGAGAAGCTGAACCGCAGGCAGCTCCAGCAGCTGTCGAAGCTCACGGCCGGCCAGAAGGCGTTGGCCGAGGTGTTCGAAGACACGGGAACCAGCGTCAAACGCCTCAACGCGGTACAGAACGATTCGCGCCGCACGATGGACAAGCAGCGCAAGACCGCCCGCGAACTGACCAGCCTGTTCGACGAGCAGGAGACCCAGATCAACGCGCTTTCCGCCGCGTTCCAGAAGTTCAAGCCCATGGGCATCGACAAGAACCTCGGCAAGGAACTCAACAATACCTTCGACCAGCTGAAGAAGCTGCGCGACTTCGCATCCCGCAAGCCGATCACCGCCAAAGCCACATTGGATAAGACCCAATGGGACAAAAAATACGCGGAACTGATGTATGACGCGGAGAAGCTGCGCGCCAAACTCGACCGGGAGCATGAGGTCAACGTCCGCGTCAAGGTGTGGGAGGACAACGCCGACAAGCTCGAAGCCCGGTTGGAGAAGCTGCGTCATACGCGCCTCGACATTCCCGTGGACTGGCAGGTCGATCAGGAACGAATCATCGCGTCGATGCGTGAGACCGCCGCCAAGATCAAAGCCAATCCCGAACGTCGTTGGGAGCTTGAAGCCGACCTCGACCTGCAAATGCATCGCGCCGAGGAGAAGCTGAAGAAATTCGAGGACAAGAACGACGAGCTGAAGATGGATTTGGACTTGGAGACCGCGTTGGCCCGAGCCCATCTCGCCTACTTCACCCGCCCCCGCACCATCGACATCTTCGCTAATTTCAAGGGCACTGACCTTGGCAAGATTTTCTCCGGCATGACCAGTGGTGCGACCGGTTTGAAGGGCGTGCAGAACCAGTTCGACAGTCTTGTGAACCTGTTCGACAAGCTCGACAAGGTGGTTCCCAAGTGGTCGATTCTCGGTGCCGGCGTCACCGCGTTGGGTGCCGGACTCCTGAACCTGGGACGCACTGCGGGCGGTGTCGGCGTCAGCCTCGTGTCCATGAGCAAGGCCGCGTTGGCCGCTCCCGCCGCGTTGGCTGGTCTGGCGTCCGCAGGCTACGTGGGCTACCGGGTGTTCGGTGATTTGAAGGAAAAGTTCGATGTTACCAAGACCTCGCTGGCGAACCTGAACAAGGAGTTGGGCGACAACGCTTGGAACGAGTACGGGGATAACCTGTACCGTCTCGCCAACGACGTGGCCCCCTCACTGTCCAAGGGTTTGAACGGTATCGCCGTCGAGGAAGGCAAGGTGCTCAACGGGCTTATCGACGTGGTGCGCCAGTCGAACGAGGCCGACCAACTACCGCGTATCTTCGAGAACACTCGTCTCGCGGTGTCCGAACTGAACCCGGGCTTGCAGTCACTGGCCCGCGCGTTCCTCGGCTTGGGCGACCAGTCCAGCCAGTATCTGCCCCGCATGGCCTCCTACATTTCCGACGTGGCCGAGAAGTGGGCGAACTGGGTGGATACCGCCGAACGTACCGGTCAAGTCTCTAAGGCGATGGAAAAGGCCATCGAACAGGGCGGCTATCTGAAATCGTCCGTGTTCGACCTGATAGGCGTGTTTGAGGGCACGTTGGGTACTCTGGCGAAGACCGAGAACGGTATCCAAGGTTTTTCCGAGGCTTTGGAGAAAGCCAACAAGGCCGTTCACACCATCAAGTTCCAAGAGACTTTGGAGGCTTGGAGCGCTGGTGCGCAGGACGCGCAGGACAAGATGCGCAACGCTTTCAAGGATATTGGCGACGCCGCGTACTCGTTGAAGGACACCACTCGCGCGGTGTTCGGTGACGCGGGCCAGATCGTAGGCGAGGGCATCACTGGGTTGAGTCGCGTGTTGCAGCAGTCCGGTGGTGGAATCCGCGATTTCAGTTCCGGTGTCCGCGACGGGTTCAGCCAGGTGTTTGACGCGGTGGGTGACGCGGGCCCCATGTTCTCCGATTTGGCGAGCATGGTGGGCCAGTTGTCGCGCACGTTCGGCGGCACGTTCGCGTCCGCTTTGCGTACCGTGAGCCCGCTTATCAGCACCATCGCCAAGGGTGCCACCGGCGTGGCCCAAGCGTTCGACTCGTTGCCGGGGCCGGTGAAAAGCATCATCACATTGTGGGCCACGTTCGGTCGTGCGGGCAAGACGGCGTTCGAGTCGTTGAAGACCGGCATGTTGCAGAACATCCAGTCCACGATGCGATACCAGAAGATGCTCAGCGAACTGGGTTTGAGCGCCGAACAGGCGTCCGTGAAAATGGGCACCCTGATTAAGGCGATGAACCAGTTGCGTTCCGGCAATTATGCGGGTATTCTGTCCGGTGCCATCAGCGAGGTCAATTCCCTCGGCATGGCGGCGGAAGCTAACTCGAAGAAGCTGCTCCTTCCGGGGAACGCTGCCAAGGAGACTTCCAAGGACATGGGCGGCTTGGTCGGTGCGAACGGTCAGGCCATCGCCTCCATCCGTTCGGCCGGGGAGCAGGCCGAACAGCAGTCCGGCAGGTTCGGTTCGTTGAAGACCGGCGTGAAGAACCTGTGGGATGCGTTCGGCGGCTGGACGACGGTTGCCGGTCTGGGAATCAGCGCGGGCATCGCCGTCATCGGCAATGCGATATCCGACTACACGACGAAGGCGGAAGCATCCAAGCAGGCGATGGACAAGGTCATCGACGGCATGAAGGGCATCAAGTCCAACGCCAAGGAGGCGGCGGACGCGTTCAACGATTTCAAGTCGGAGACCACGAAACAGTGGGATGACCCGTCGCTCCTGTTCGGCAAGGACGGTGGCGGCGCGGTCACTGAATGGCTCGTCAAGGTCAGCGGCGGCTACACGTCCGCAGCCGACGCGGCCAAACGTCTGGGCATCAATACCAGTACGCTGACCGATGCGGTCAGCGGCAACGAGGCCGGCTACAAGAAGCTCGTCAAACAGTTGGAGGCGCAAAGCAAGGAGACATACAAGGCCAGCGACCAGTACGGCATGATGGTCGAGAAGCAGACCGATGCCGCCATCGCCGCCGACACGCTGTTGCAGGCGTTGAAGAAGCAGCACAAGGAAGGCTTGGAGAAATCCGTCAAGGAGCAGATGAAATATCTGCGTTCCCTCGAACAGATCTCCGATTCCTCCTCCGCGCTGTCCGACAAGCTCAGCTCGCTCGCCACGACGGTCAAGGCGAACGGTCAGGCGTTCAAGGAAAACGGCGAACTGGCTGACGCCAACAACGCCGCCTATGTGCGCACCGACAAGGCGATGAAGGATGTGGCCGCTACCGCGTTGCTGTCCGCCCATCAGCTTCTCTCCTATGGTGAGAAGAACGGTCAGGTGGAGGAGTACACGCAGAAGGCCGCAAACTCCATTTATGAGGCGCGTGAGGCCATCGTGCAGCAGGCTCAGGCCGCTGGCATGAGTGAGGAAGCTGCTGAAAGGTACGCTGATTCGCTTGGTCTGATTCCCTCTGATGTGGGTACCACGATCACCGCTCATTCGGAAATCGCCCAAGATGCGGTGGATAAGCTCGTGCAGGGCATATCCGGTCTGACCGATGGTGAGAAAGAGATCGTTATCCGGCTACGTGAAGCTGGAGTGGTCACCACGTTGGACGGTGTTCTCAGTCTTGTTGAGCAGCTGATGAAAGGCGACTTGTCCGAGAGGGACCTCACATTGCTGTTGAACGCGAAGGGCAATGCTCGCTGGGAGACAGGCGAGGTCAAGGAGAATCTTCTTGCTCTCGGCATGTCCAAGAAAGCCTACAAGTGGCTGTTCTCAGGTGAGGGCAACGCTGAGGAGCGCATGCAGAAGGTCAGGGACGAGCTCGGCTATCTGAACCTGACCGACGAGCAGATACAGTGGATTCTCGACTGTATCGACCACGCTTCCGGCAAGATAAAGGACGTGGAGAAGAATAAGGTTCCCGCCGCCAAGGGCGTCAGCTTCAACATCGACGCCAACGATGATGACGCTCAGGTGAAACTCGCCTCCTATAGGGAGTCCGATGGTGAAAAGCTCGCTGAGAATAATATTCTCGTCAGCGCCGTCGATAACACCAGCGAGGGCACCGAGTCCGCTAAGGCGAACGTGTTCAGTGTTCCCCATGAATGGTGGTCGTGGCTGTTCGGACTTGATGGCACCAGTGGCCCATCCGGTATCGCGAAGAACGCCGTTGAGAGCATTCCTCAGCAGTGGCAGTCTATATTGACTGGTTCCGGCAATACGACGCTGTTTTCCAACATCGCCAATAATGCGGTTCGGAATATTCCTCAGCAGTGGTTGTCCATGTTTACGGGTCTCGGCAATACGCCATCGTTTGCCGGAACGGCACGAAGCATGATCGGCAAGGTGCCCACCTATCATTCCACGACGTTGAATGCGATGGGCAACGCTTTGGATGTCGCGTCGAACCTGCTATCCACTCTGCGGTCAATCGCTGGTCGCACATGGACGGCTTTCATCGACACGATATCCGGGGGTGGCGGTCATGCTACCGGTGGTCGTATCTATGGTCCCGGTACTTCCACTTCCGATTCGATTCCGGCGATGCTGTCCAATGGTGAGATGGTGCTTCGTGCCGCAGCCGTCAAGAAGATTGACGCCGTGTATGGCAGGAGTTTCCTGAACACGTTGAACGCGGTCGGCAGTGTGGAGAAAGCCATGCAACCATCCGCGTTCGCGTTGAACGCTCGCAGGAAGTCTCAGGCGTATGCGACCGGTGGCCGCGTATCCACGGCGAACGGCTCGTGGAACATCGAGGTCAACCCTGTTGTCAACGTCGAAGCGAACGGCAACTTGAACGCCGGCGTGCGCGAGTTGAACAACCGTGTGGACGAACTGAACCGACAGGTAGGGGCTCTTGCGGCCGGACTGCCGTCCGTGATCTCGGAGAACAGCAGTCCGTGGCCTTCGCAGAGGGCGTTCAACCGTGATGTGAGAGGAGCCCTATGAGCGAACTGACCTACACGTCAGGCGTGACCGGACAGGTGTTCGACTTGGAATCCAAACTGTCGTGGGGTGCGGCCCTCGGACTGCGATCCCGCGAATGGGATTACTCGCTGACCTACCGTGGATTGGGTATGCCTACACGCAAGGCTCGTGAGGTAAGTGTCAGCATGAGCGTCATAAACCCGTCCGATTTGGATGCGTTCATGCGTGCTACGGACGCGGATATTCAGATGAACCAGCCCGGTGTGATAACCGGGCTGGCCGAGTCCGGCGCGGCATGGACGCAGCATGCGGTCATCGTGAAAACCAGCCCCCAGTCGCATCATCGTGCGTCGGACGCCAGCATTGATTTGACCATCGTGCTGTTGGACGGCGTGTGGCGGAGACGGTTGGACGTGCAGCATTTCTGGTCGGATGTGTTGCAGCCCGGCTTGGATTTGGATTACCCGCACGATTACCCGCACGACTATATGCCGACCGCGAGGAACACGACCGTGGTGAATCCGATGCCCGCGCCGATGCCGTTTGAGATGGTCTGGTTCGGGCCGGTGTCGAAACCCCAGTTGACGTTGGGGGGCAACCGGTACGAGTTGGACATGGACATTCCCTCGGGCGGCTATGTGACCATTTCCAGTGTGGAGGGTGAGAAAAGCATCATCCTGGCCACTGAGAACGGCGACACGTCGAACGTGTTCTCCAAGGGTGTGCGCACGGGCGGTGAGAACGGGGGAAGCTACATCTTCCAGCCGATACCGTCCGGCGAGCTCGCTGCTCAATGGAATGGTTTCGGCATCGATCTGACGATCATCGAGGAGGCGAGCGAACCGCAATGGGTGTAGAGCTTGTGGTGACCGATGCGAACCATGTGGATTCGATGATGGTCGAGGATTATTCGTTGGATTGCGCGTGGGGCAAGGACGAGAACGATTTCGAGTTGACGGTGGACAAGCTCATCCCGCAGGGCGCGTTCGTCTATTTGGAGGAGTCCGAGTGCGGCGGGATAGTTGATGCGTTGCGCGACCAGTTGGAGCGTGGTGATTCCACGCTCACGTATTCGGGGCGCACGTGGCATGGCATG